AGAAAAGAAACGAGGACATGAAGCTTTGACTATTTTTGTCAAAAGTCTTTTGAGCAGTCATGTCAAAAAATTGGCAAAGCATATTGAAAATTCTGACTTTGGTGCATCTCGTATTAAAGATTATGAGATGTCAAATTTAATGGCAAAATGTGAAGACGAACTTATTCTTAAAGGACAGGTACTATTTGAAAGAAAGTCTGCAAAAAAACGAAAACACGTTGAGTTAGAAGAAGCACAGAAAGCACAACAAGAGGCACAACAAGCAAACATTTCTGCAGCCAAGGGTCGTTCAGCAGGTGAGGCCATACAACCTGATGCTGTCGCATTACAACAAGCCAGTCAGCCGGCTGGACCAAATAACTTACAAGCCATCCTCAATACTGGGGAAGGGTAAAAAAAATAGTATCTATTAGGAGTAAACTATGAATGAAATGGATAAAATGGCTTTGGACGACGTCGGTATGATGGAGAAAAAAGCAATGCAACTGGCTCGACAGTTGGATGAAAAAGAAAACGAATCAAAAATCGAAGGTGACTACAGCAAAGTTGCACTAAATAAAATGATTGACTCAATGAACCGTGTCAACATGTTGTTTGATGCACCTCCCTTTCCAGAAATGGATGCTGACATGGAGATGTTGACACCTGCACTTATCAGAAATCTTATGATGATTACCAATGCTGCAAAGGACGCAGGATTAGATGAGTATGTTTTTGACATTGACAGTATTACAGATGATAAAGCACTAAAAATGGTTGCAGGTAAATTAGATGCAGCTGCTGGTGATAAATCATTCAAAACATTTCTAGCGAAACCAGACGGTATGAGTAACGAAAGACAAAGTGAAGAGGGTATGCCAACCATGCAAATGGAAGGTATGGAAGTCGCTTCACCTGGTCGAATGGGAACCGCACCAATGGAAGACGAAGAAGAACTTTTCATGGCTCGTATGAGAAAATCATAAAACACAGGAGATAAATTATGAGTGAAGAAATCAGCACCCCTGCAGTAGAAGTAGCAGACGCCGGGACTGATGTTGCAACAGAAACAACAGTCAATAACGAAGTGACACCCGCAGATGTCTTGAAGCAGATGAAGCATAAGAAGAAAGCGGCACACGGTAGAGATAGAGTGGCAGAAGCGATTGCTACAGTAAAGGCAGGACCTAAACCAGATACACCTGACAACATCAGTTTGGATACATTAACAGAAGCCGAGTCTTTGGACGAAGGTGGACATAAAGGCATTGACTTCAATCGTGTAATCAATGACTTACCAGATGATGCGAAGAAGATGTTATCAAACATACGTAGTGACTACACTCGTAAGACACAAGAGTTAGCAGCACAACGTAAAGAACTCGAAAGTATGCGTCAAACTTTACTTGATTCTCAGGTAAATGAAAATGTACAGAAGTTAGCGGCTGAAGATAATGTTGCATTGGACCCATACGATACCCAAAGCTTCGAAAAAAGAATTGAACAAGAAGTAGCGAGACGACTAAATGACATGTTACAACCGATGAGGGAAGAACAAGAAGTTATTAAGCGTCGTGCATCATTGGAAAAATTCAAGAATGAGAATCCTGACTTGATGGATTACAAGATTGAAGTTGCAACGTTACTCAAAGCAAATGAGAATTTATCTCTTGAAGATGCTTATCACATCGCCAAGGGAAGAGCCGTATCAGACGAAAACGCCAAGTTGAAAGCAGAGCTTCAACAGCGTCAGAATCGGATGCGTGAGGTGGGACTAAAACTTGGAAATGGAACCGTAAGGGGAAATAAAAAAGTGCCGAAACACCTCAAAAAAGCACATGAAATCTATGCTTGGTTGGAATCCAACAAGGGCAGGTGAAAAAAATGTGTATTACTATAGAACGCCCCAGTTTAATGCATCGTAATCTGGATAAGCTTGAGGACTCCTTCGGGAATAACTTCGACAAAAGATGTGAAACAATTAACAATTATAAGCCTATTTAATTTTAGCGGAGGACTATACACATGGCTATTTCAAATGACGTATTGTCGTCAACACTCCGTATTCTTCTCGACGAAGAGGTAGACCAGCTTTATCAAGCTACTCCACTTTTAGACAAGATGCGTGAACGAGGCGGCGTAGAAACTTATGACGGTGGACAAAAATTAGATGTTCCACTTATCTTAGAAGAACATTCTTCTATTACACAACTTGACAGCGGGTATGAACCCGTAAACCTTGCAGTTAAAGATTCACTTAGAACTGCTTCATTCTCCTGGTGCGACTTTGTTGCTCCAATCGTTATTACACGTTCGGAAGAACTTAGTAACAAAGGTGAACGTGCTATCATCGACATCGCTGAAGCTCGTATGAAGTCAGTAATGGGTGCTCTTAAGCGAGAAGTAGAAAAGCAGATTCTTGCTAACGCTTCTTCTGTATTGACTAACCTAAACACCTTCAACGGTCTTTCAGCCGCTGACGGGGGTGCTGGTTCTGGTGGTAACTCTACTCAAGGATTCTTTGATAACGTGGCTTTCGGCTCTCAAACAGCTGGAACTAACGTTGGTAGTCTTTCTAAGGCAACCTTCGCACGTCTTCAAAATCAATTCGTAGATGATGCTGGAACTCTTGACCTTAGTTCAATGACTGACCTTTACATCAACTGTCAGCTTAACACTCCTGATGGAAGTGCTCCTGACCTTATTATCTGTTCTCCACAGTTCTACAAATCTTACAAAGCTAAGTTGCAGGCTCAAGAACGATACATTGATGAAAAGGTACTTGATGGTGGACGATTGGCATTGGCCTTCAATGGTGCAATGGTTGTTGCTTCTCCATTCTTAGGAAGTGATGTTCAGAATCCTGCTGGAACTCCAGCTGGTAAAGAGATTATCTCAGCATACTACTTGAACACACGTTACATTAAGCTAGCATTCGATAGTGCTGCACAATTCGAGATGGATGACTTCGAACATGTTTCTGGTTATGCTTCACGTAGTGCAAACATCTACACTCGTATGCAAGTTTATTTCTCACATTTAGCTTCACAGGGATTACACTGTGACGCAGAAGCAGTATAGGGGGTGAATCATGGCTACTAATACATTAATTCAAAAGTTATTCGCTAGCGACGAAAGTGGAGTTGGTGAAGATTCAATCAAAGTCTCAAACAGACAAGAACTTGAAACATTCTTCGCATCAGAAGCAATTGCTGATGGTGACCTTGTATGTCTTGACATTTCTAAAACCAGTGATGGTGATAAGATGTCATACGTCAAGAAGTTGAAGACTGATGCAGGTTTAACTGCTGTTGCAATCGGTATTGCTGACCAAGCTGCTATTGAAGCTGGTGACCAAATCCGTGTCGTTATCAAAGGTTTCAAAGCCAATGCTAACGTTGCAACTGGTGCTGCTGTTGGTGAACGTATTGTAGGAACTGCTACAGCCGGTCGTGGAGATGTTTTGGCGAACTCGTCAACTCTTCCCGCACTTGCTTATGTTATTACAGAAGCAGCTGCTAACGTTGCTGACGTAATGGTCATCAAACAGTTCTAGTCTAAGTTATACGTAGACAAAACAATCTGGCCCGCTCGGCAACGGGCGGGCCATTATTTTAACTGAGGCAGAACATGAATCTAAAACAAATGAGAGAGTTTGTTGGTAACATTCTGGATTATACACCAGATGTGCAAGCGTACAATGAAGAATTGAATCGCATTATCAACGAAACGTACTTGGACTTTTTTGTATCACAACCCTGGTACTTCTCACAAAAAACACTTGATACATACACAATTCCTGACGCAACTGCACCAGGACAAATAACGCCGGCTGCATCAGCAAACTCATTCTTTATCCAATCGATTGACTGTGGTACTGTAGCAAATAACATCGGACAAAGATACAATGGCGGACAGATGGGACATGAAGGTTCCATTTTACAAATTACAGGGGCATCAACTGCTGCAAACAACGGGTTGTATGTCATAGACAAAATCGATTTAGCAACTGATAAAATCTTTGTCAGTAAAATGTCAAACCGTTCTGATAACAGACAACTAGTAACTTGGGAAGGACAAGCAGGCCAAGCACAGAACGTATCACTTTCAGCTCAATCGAGATTTTTACGATTACCAAAAGACTGTGTGCAAATTCTTGATGTTGGTATCAGAAACATTCCAGAAGGTGGAACTGGTGGTATTGGTGAGATTTACAATCTTACACGTCGCAATGATGAACGATACTCACTCAGACAAGACATTACTGGAACACCAACAGAATACGTGATGTATGACCAAGCACCAAATGGCATGCAAGACCACACACATTTCATACCCAGAGCAAATCATGACTTCTTTGTAGATACAGTCAGTAACACACCAGGTTGGCCACAAGGAACTTATAGTTTCAAGATGGCTTATCAGTGGCAAACAATTGAAGGTGCTCTATCAGATGAAGTAACAATCACAATCAATGAAGCAAACACAATACCCAGATTCAATAGTAGAGATACAGCAAAGTTTGGTTTCAGAGGTTTGAATAAAAGATTTTATGTGAAGTATGATTCGCTTACAGGTTACAATTCAACTAAGTTTTCAGAACCTTACTATCGTGATTTAGCAATGATACCATTCAACGAACTGACAAACAACGGTTCTAAAAATGTTGATGGCTTCATACAAAACGATAATGAAACTCAGACAGCTTGGCCACAAGCAAACATACAAATTACAACAATCGATGATTTACTTGCGATACCTAGACACAAGGCACCAATAAATCACAGAGGACGTATCAGATTACATCCAAGACCTACAACTGAGTTACCTATTAGGATACGGTATGTAAGTTATCCAATGCTTCTGGCTGATGACCACGATTCACCAGAAACACCTATTGATACACATCGATACATCGTTTACAAAGCAACAGCTGAAGCACTATTCAAACACAACAATGATGCTCAGTCAGCATTCTATTTACAAAAAGCGGAAAAGGAACTGCAGAAGATTGAAGAACGTTACCTTACCCAACGCTCTGCCTTTTATGTCAAACAGTCATTCCGTTCAGGCCCACTACGCCTGAAGCCTTTCAGAACACTGACTAAGACAACAGGGGCGGACGGTTCATAATGAAAACAAATGGAAGACAAGAAGTCAAAAGAATCAAAGGCATTTTTATCGGTTACCCATCACCGGTTGATAGTGCAAATAGACTAGAAAATTTTAAGTATGACCCAAAAACTACAGCGTGGTCAAACATGCTGGGATACGAAAAGTTTTTTAGTTCACTCAACAACTTCAATCCGTTTCAAGGTATACAACAACGAGCACTTGATAGTTTGTATTGTTTTCAGCAACACAACGGTGCAAGACAATCATTCTTGTTTGAGTCAAACGGTAATCTGTTTGGTGTAAACACATCAGCAAAAACTCTCGTAACACTCAAGCAAAACAGACAAGTACCTACACCAAATCAACCTCATACAAGTTATGAACCTTTTGGTCGATACTGTATTATTACAAATGGTTTTGATGGTCCAATCAAGTTTCGTGGTGCACTAAAAGGTGATAGAATCTTTGACTTAGGATGGAGACAACAACCTGGTACACCAATTATCAGAAGTGTTGGACCACAAGATGGAGCACCTGCAACTTTCTTAGATGCGAGTTCTACCTTTTTCAATGACCAGTTATGGAACCAAGCTGATACAACATTCACTGGTATGGGAAGTACAACAGCTGGTGAAAAATTTAACTATCAATACAAGGTCACATTTGTAAACGAATCGGGTTCTGAATCACCACTCAGTCAAGCAAGTAATCGTGTAGAAGTAGAGATGAAATCTGTGACAAGAGGTGGTGTATCAGGTGTTTCACGTTTCGGTTTGATTATTGACATTCCAGTCGGACCACCAGGTACAATAGCACGTAGAATCTATCGCACAAAAGGTGATGGAAGCACTACCTTCTTTTTTAATTCACAGTTGAACGAGAATGCATCTGTAACCATTACAGACTTCTTAGCTGATAATCAACTAGGGGCACAAGCTCCGGACCCTTCAGATTCAATTCTGTTTCCTGCACCAGGTGCACGTTTTTCGGCTGCATTTAAGAACTGCCTGTTTGTAGATGGTGGTGAAATGGACCCAACACGTCTGTATCACTCAACACCACTACAACCTGACACTTACAAGTCAGATAGTTTCTTTGAAGTAGGAACAAGAGAAGGTGGTGACATTACAGGTTTGATGCCTTATTACAATCAATTACTTGTATTCAGACAAACAGCGATTGACTTGGTTCGTGGTGACCCTGTCAACGGTTTCTTCTTGGTACCTTTCATCCAAGGTGTTGGTACACTATCACCACATACAATCGTACCCATTCCAAACTTAGGTATCATGTTTGTTTCCGACGACGGGATTTATTTGATTGCCGGAGGACTGGACGGCGGGAGTTCTTTGAAAATGGAAAAGGTGTCAGTTGGACTACAGGACTTCTTTGACCGTTTCAATCCTGACATGTTACCTGCAGCAGTTGGTGTTTATAGTCACAAAGAACGTGAAGCACACTTTTACTTTGCGATTGATGGTTCTACACAATTACAAAAAGGTATCGTCTATCATGTTGATGCTGGTACATTTAGTACAAGAGGTCGAGAGTTTGACGTTATCAAGTGTCTGACAACAGATAAAGATGGCAACATACTCTTTGGTTTCAATGATAATACTGTCAGAGCAGGACAGAGTGGTGTTACAGGACGAACAGCAAAAGGTGGGATTGGTGTAATTAGTGGTATCAGAACACTTGGTGAAAGACATGGTGATACAGGTAACGATACATTCGCAATCGGTCCACAAACACCTTGTCGTTTCAGAAGTGCTTGGATGGATTTAGGTCGACCACAAGTAAAGAAACATGTCAAGTATCTGTATCTCTATGTTTTCACAACAGGTGACATGAACATTACACCACGCGCTTGTAAAGACAGAAACTGGGAAGAGTTTACAGAACTTGAAGGTAAACGAATGCAAAGACCAGACCACAAAGATGCGATAGTTTACGGTGAGATAGACGCGATAGAATTATCACAAGGTGCGGTACAAGCAAAGTATGATGTTGGACAACAATGGCAAGATAAAAAATTCACATGTATTCGTTATGATGTGGGTATGAATGCAGTTCAAGACTTTGCTTTTGAGTTCGATACGTTTGATTACATTGAGTTCATTGGTTTCGCAGTAGAATTTACAGCTGATGGAACACAAACAATACGAGGAAAAAGATAATGCCGTATAGATGGACCAAAGAAGAAATAGAAGATAAACAAATCGTACAATCAAGACAGTTTGACATAGCATACTCAAACTATGTTTCAGTCATAAATGGTGGTATTGATAGAGATAATTTACCAGAGCAATGTATTGACCCTGAAGTAAATGTTATTCCTAATGGACTTGGTAGGTCTAATACTAGCAACAATGTACACAATCCGTTTGCAAACAATAATCAAGACTCAAACTACGGTGCACCTTTCAGTTCAACAAATACAAGAGGTAACAGAATCACAGGTCTTACGTACGGTGAAGCACCAGTACAAGAAGGTGATAACTTCTATCAAGTCGCAAGTGTAAACATTGATTGTGAAGAAGGGATGTTAGAATGCGCATGGAAATGTAACGCATACATTCCACTCTACAATGCTTACTACAAAGCTTTCACGACTACAACACTAACAAGAAAAAGATACCAATGGCAGATAAGAGTAAATGGAATCATCGTTTATGAATCACCTGCCATCTGCGAAGCTTTCTTCACCACAAACATTTCTACTCAGATACCTATTAGTAAGGGCACGCAACGTGTTGAAGTGCATCTAAAAATACCGGGTAGAAGTAATGAAGACAATGGAATGGTCATCATGCAGTATTGGGGTGGGCAAGTATTTGCTTACAACACATTCAGGTAGGAAATAATGGGAAACGTAAAATTAGAAAGATTCTATCCAAAAAACGAAGCCATCACGGCTGCGAAGATAAATAACAACAGTTCAGCACTTGAAGGTTCTACTGCAGGTTACAATCAAGAAAACGTAAGTCGAGAAGGTATAGACTTCAGACAGTTTGATAAATCACCAATGTTGATAGCAAGAAATGTTGTAGATTCAGGACAAGAACTTACAACAGGAACGACTGTAGGAACTGGTGCTAGATACAAAAGCTATGCAACATACAACATCGCACAGCAACCAATCGCACATAATTCTACAGGTGCAACAGATACATCAGCAGGTAACGGTACAAAGGTTCCACTACCAGGTGTATCATCATCAGTAGACGCAAGTGGTGTACAACTAACAGGTGGTGAACTAATCAGAGTAAATTGGTCAACAGTAATCTGGCAAAACATACCAGCAAACGGTTCTCTAGCAGACCATGTTACAGCACTCATTGATACAACAACAAAAGATGGCGGAACAGGTGCAACACATCCGTATGGTAGTGGTATTGGTGAATGGTGTTGGCTTATCTGGCCTCGTTTCAATACAACAAGTGCTTCACTTCTTAACTCAGACTTTACTGATGCAAAAACTGCAGGATTGGACCCAAACAGTCCAGTACCTTATTTCGAACCAGGTATCTCACCATCAATAACAAATACTGGAATCGGTGACTTTGTTGATTTCAATGAAAGAAGATGGGACCACATTATGGTTGTTCCAAGTATGTTTCTATCAGCAGCAAACGTATCTAATGGACCAGCTTTACAATTGTACCATACAAATGGTGTTGGATACTCTGCTCGGTCAAGCCCACTTGCACTTGGTGGACCACAACTACGAAGCAGTAGTTTTTACATCAGAGTTCCTGACTTAGGTGGCTCACCAAAAACATTACATGGTGTCCAACTATACATCTCAGGTTATTGGAGAATGCACGGTAATTCTGCTGGAACTGGTATGGGTGGTGCACCAGATGCTGGTATGTTTTTAGAAAACGACCCTTGTAATCCATCAAGAGTAAATTCAGGTGGTGACCCAATACCACAATACGGTGTCGCTGGTGAACTACACATTGAAAGAACACACATCAATGTAACAGTTCATAGAGATAGTAACGGATAGGAGACAGAATGCCATACGTTAGAGCACATACATTTTCACCAAACGGAAACATCCTTGGTTCACAAAACAACGCAAACATAGTAAAGTTGAAAGAACACATCAATGGCGGAATAGTTGCAGGTGACATCAGCGATGTAACTCGGTGGTGTGAAGCAAAACACATTATGAAAGGTATGTATTTTGGTACAGATAATACACACGAAATGACAACAGGATTATACGCAGGACCAGCTCTGAATGATTTACCTACGTTCAATCCCGGTTACATGGGTAGATTTATGGGTGACATTACTGAGGATAGAGAACCTGTCCCTGGTGCTGGTATAACATTTTATCTAGAACATGAAGCTGACATCTTGATTGACATGATGATTAGTCCACGTTTTGCAGCACTACTAGCTGGTGGAACTGTTGATGGTGGACGTATTGAATTTAGACTTGATGGGTTTGCAAACAATACATCATCATCTTTCTTTATGAAAGAAATAGACATTGATACAAACGGTTCTTCAGTTGACATTGTAGGATTTTATCGACGTCGTTTCTATCAGCACAAACACATGTTCAGAAATGTGGGTGCTGGTTATCACCTATTTCAATTATTTGGTAACACCTCAGGAAGAAGTGTACCACTCAAATTTTTCACTTACAAATTACAAGCCTTTTACAAGGTGTAAAAAAATGGTATCTATAGGAGGACTAAAATGGACCCTTTAACAATCGCACTCATTGCTGGTGGAGGACTTGCTCGAGGAATCGGTGGAGCTATTTCTCAAGGAGCACAGTCGAAAGCGTTGTTTGGTGAGCAGCAACAAGCAAGACTTGCTGAATTACGAAGACTAGAAGAAATGAACGCTTTAGGTTTGACTGGTAAAGAACGCGAAGCATTAGAAGCCGCACTACTCAATCCAGCACAAGCAGCACAAAGAGAACAGAATCAACGTAATCAAGCACTACTCAGTTCTTTCAATCTTGGCGCAAGCAAAGGAATAAGAGACGTGTTGGCACAACAAGAACAGAAAGAAACTTTAGCAGGACAAGCCGCACAAAAAGTAGCAGCTGCTCAACTCAAAGCACAAGCAGCAGATGAAGCAGAAATGCGACAGCTAGAAGCAAGACAAGATGGTGCTGCTGCAGCAAGACAGGCTGCTGTTGGTGCTTTCGTTGGTGGACTTGGTGGTGCTGCAGATACTGCATTACGAGCACAAGCATTGGATGAAATGACAAAGCTTAGAGTACAGAATGATTTAGGTGTTGATGAAGAAACACTGAAACTTATAGGAGAGTTCTAAGATGGCTGAAGGAACTGTTGGTAACATTTACAACCAAGCCTACTTGCAAACTCACGAACAGAGAATGCAAATGGCAATCAAGATGGCAGAGTCAGAGTTTACGACTCTTGCTGATAGAATACTTGAACTAGAAAAGAAAGTAGCTGATTATGAAAGAGCTATCGCTGGTGACTTTACTACACCTGGTTCTTCAGCTGATAATGCAGCAACAGCTCGATTGAGACTGATGCATACAGTCAAAGCTGAAAGAAACAAAAGAGTTGACCGTGCTGTTGCAGAAGCAGAAGATAGTTTTGACATCGCACGTTTCAATGTTCCAGGTGCACAAGAAACAATGGCTGCGAAGATGCGTGCTGGTTCTACTGTATCCTCCTCAGTTGATGCTGGATTGGCCAACTTAGGTGGTAAAGGTGCAGGTAAAAATAATCTACAAAGAATCGTAATCGCAAAATCATTACTCCAGGCTGCAGAAAACGCAGCAGTTACAGCTGGTAAATCTGCACAATTCAATCGTACACAACAAAGAAATCGTATTGCAGCTGCTTATGGTATCGACCCTAACGACATGATTGCAAACGAAGAAACACTCAAAAGACGTTTCATAGATACTCGAAAGAAAGAAATCGATGAAACAATAGGTGTAGCAGAACTTTCAGATGCAGACAAATCAAAGCTCGAAGCAGAAAAAACTGCAACTCAAGAGCAACTAGATAAGTTACGTACTCAGATGACACAAAGGTATGGTGAAGATGTAGACTTTGGTCAGTTGATAGAACGTGGTCGACAGATTTACAACGAAAGATTAGGACCAACTACACGTGAAGACCGAAAGATTTCTAGACAGATTGCAAGAATGCGTAAGTCATCACCACGTGCCAGACAAAACTTGGCAGGATTGGAAGCAGTAAAGATTGATGACCTCAGAATTACAAAGGTCGGTAAAGAATCAGATGATGAGATAATCAATGCAGCTTCTTCAATACTCGAGGCAAAGAAAAAGGGTAGAGATACAGTACCATTTGAACTTGCTCTAGAATTATTAGGTGATGATGAAGAAAAAGCTTATCAAGCACTTGGTCTTGCTATCAGAAAGACTGTTGAAGAAGCATCAAAAGGTGACGCACTTGCTCGAGAAAAGAAAAAGCAAGACCCCAAAGAAGCAGATACAAAAGATGCTATAGCTGGCGCACTAGTAGAACAAGGTGCACCAGATGGTATGGAATTCTTAGATGACATCAATGTGGATTTTGACTTCGGTGATTTATTTAGTAGACGCGTAAAGAAAGAAAAGCCACCCAAAGAAAAAGATGAAGACAACAAAAACATGCTAGAATCTTTCTTAGACATCTTCAGAGGTCGTGATGCTGATGTGAAAAGAACACCACTACCTACAAGAGCAACACAAGAAGCAGCAGCTGCAGGTTCTCGTATTGTTCCTGGTTCTGCAAAGCCTATTCCTAAGAAAGATAAGCCTCAAACAGGTCCAGAACAGATACCTTCTGAGATACCAAAACAGCCGTTTGACCCGAAAATTTACACCAAAGATAATCCATTCGTTAAGCTCGATTATGACGATGGGAAGAGAAAAGGGACATACTCATACTTTGTCAAACCAGATGGTGGCTTCGGTATGATTGGTCTGTCAGGAACAGAAGTAGACATTTCAGGAAACCAAAAGGCCCTTGATGAGGCACAAGCAGAGCTCGACAAAATAAAAGAAAAGATGGAGAAGTAGATGCCAAATCCAGATGGTTCACCAACGGCTGATGAACTAAACAAACTTAGTGAAAGCCAAAAACAATACTATCAGATGTTGCTTGGAGAAGGTGATGTCGGCGGTGCAAATGACTTTGTTGGTTCTATAATTTTTGAAGAAACACAACTTCAGCAACCACCTGTCGAAACACTACCTGATTTGACACCAAAGCGTACAATACCAGGTTTGTCAGACCCGGGTACTTTTATTCCTGCACCAGAAATGAAGAGTCAAGAAGAAGCAAAGTCAGAGTTTATGGCTGGACCTCTTATCATACCTGATTTACTTGATGAAGCATCTCAAGAAACATACAATGCTGCTGTAGAAAGATACAAATCAGAAGGCTTTCCATCAGAAGAAGATTTTGGTCGTGTATTCCAAGCAGAATTTGACATGATTTTTGAGAACGAAGGTAAAACAGTTCCAAGAGGTTTTGATTTAGGTAATCCAGATTATGGTGAATACCAGTTACGTTTACTAGAATACACAGACCAAAGAATGCCAAAGGTAACTGCAGAATCCAAAGCAAAAGAAGAAGTGTTCGGTGTAAAGACACCAAGAAAACCACGTGCTGTTGGACCATTTGCAGTACAACCGACACCAGTTACTCCAGGTCTTTTACAAACACAACCAGAATTACAAGCAGAAATGTCGACATTGGAGGTTGCAAAAGATGCACTATCACCTCAGACACTGTCAACAGGTGAAGCAGAAAGAAGAAGAAAAGCAATTCGACAGATACAAAAAGAAAACTACTTTGAAACTGTTGATGAAGTACGAAGCATGATTGAGTTGGAAAACATCGAGATGGATGATGACCTCATGGCTGAATACAATGATGCACTACAGAAAGGTGGTGTTGAAGGTGCCAAAAGATACTTACGAGAAAACGTAAATGCTGATGTTGAAGAAGCAGAGATGCGATACTTCGAAGAATACTTCAAAGCACAAGAAATAGCAATCATAGTTGCAGAATCAGGTGCTGACCCTGGATTAGTTGCTCAGCTTTACGATACTGACAGTCTTGAATTGGTAATACCAGACGCAGACGAAAGAGACGCAATCAAAACAAAAGCTCGTGTAGGTTCAACACGTCTTACAAGACAACACATTCACGACATGACAGGCTACAGTGAAGATGATAAGCGGTATGGAAAGGATACACCAAAAGAAGCTACACTAAAAGAAAGGTTTCCTCGTAACGAAGAAGATTCAGGAATACTAGAAGACTTGAAAAGAACAGGTATCTTTGCACTTGAGAATCTTACAACAACTCGTTATGATGCTGCAGCACGTCAACGTTTCTTCGACATGGGTATCACAAATGACCCTGATGCTATTACAGAAACTGCAGGTATGGCAATGGTAAGAGACATAAACCTACCTCTGAGAGCTGTTATCAATCCAGCAATGAGTGGTTTGGAAAACTTAGGTGTAATTGATAGACTAGAAGCAGATGATGAAAGAGACACAATACTTCCAGCAAGAAGAGTAGAACTTACAGAAGATGCTGAAGGATTGGATGTTGTTGATGCTTATCTACGTGAGATACTGGTAGAAACTGCAACGATGAGAACATTAGGTAATGACTTAGGACAGATAAAAAACATTGCTGGTGTAGAAGTCAGTGAAGGTGCACGTGATTATCTTGTTGGTGCTGGTACAGTTGCAGAATTTTTTATTCCTCTTGTACCCGGTGGTAAAGTTCTTTCAGTGCCATCCAGAACTGCTGGCTCGCTGCTACAAAAAGGTACAGTAAAACTAGGAACGAAACTACAGAAACCTGGGTTGGTAAAAGCAGCACCAATAATCAGAGAAGGAACAGAATTTTTAGTTGATACAATCGGTTCTGGTGGTAACTTAGTCTATCCAGTTGCTCGAGGTGCAAAAAAGCTAACATCAAAAGCAGCAAGAACCACACCACTGACAAACACAAAACTACGTGCAGCAGGTGCAGCAGGTAAGTTAGAAAATGGTGAAGTTGTTGCTGATGCTATTACCGGTAGTCGATTTGATGACTTAGTTACAGATACTGCAACAGTAAGAGCAAGAGTTGGTGATGAGATTGCAGACCAAGTAATCGCACTAGAAGCAAGAGCAGTAGGTGCAACAGATAATGAAATACAAAGTCTAGTATCAGATGGGTTGATAAGTCAGAGAAGTGCAAACCGTGCATTGACTATTGAACCGCAACAAGCTGGTAAATTAATCGATGACATGATACAGAGTGGTGATGATTTACTTGTTCCAGCAGCAACCTCAGCATCCAAAAGAAGTAAAGCAAACTATAAGAGTGCTCAAGTTGGTGATGAAGATTTGTTTGATAATCCAGCGCGTTCTAGAGTTTTTACTACACCTAAGTCAGTTACGGCTGCAAAACAACAAACAAAAGGTGCAGTCATAGAAAAGATGTTGGACTATGGACTTGGTGACTATGTTCTTGTCACAGATAGAATCATAGCCTCAGACGGACAGTTCAGAAAGATACTACCAGAACTTAAAAAATTTATGACAACTGATGGTAAGTCTGCATTCTTCAGCGCACAGGATGATGGTTTTACAATCAAGTCAGGTGGTTATCAAGCAATGGAAGAAGCTGGTGAAAGACTAAATGACCCATACTTAAAAGACTTAGCAAAAGCTGCTCTTCGAGGTGAGATACTAACAACTGGTGAGATGTCGTATGCAACTAACAGACTTATGGATGATTTTATTCTTCGGACTGACCCTAGTTCTTTTTCTGCAACAGATGCAAGAATTGTAGAAAGAGCAACAGAACCGCTAGAAAGAAGAACAGGACCGATTCGTGCTGCTCAAGACTTTATTGCTGGTATGCGTGGAACATTCAAATTTGTCGATGATGCTGCTGATTATGTCTCTGGTAAAATTTTTAACAAAGCACCAGATGGTTTGATTGAACAATCAGCAGACAATGCCGTTGCTACAGCACGTTTCAAAACACAAGTTGATGATAGTATTGGTCGAATGGAAAGAACTGTCAAAGGTGCGTTTGGTAATGTTGCACGTAATCAAGAAAAATTAAGTCAAGTACTTAAACAGACAATGCCACTTTTTGCACAAAGATTGATTGACAAAGGTACAAAGGTATCAGCTACTCATAATGTTGTTCTTCAGTTACAAGCTGCCGGTAAAACAATGGATGAGATTAGTATCATGACTTTTCGTGAGATTGAAGAGGTACTAAGAAACAAACCACCGATGTACAATTCACACCTTACAAACATGAGAGATTTTGAAAACATACTTGGTCAGTTCTTTGATGACCCTAACATTATAGCAAGAGCAACTGGTGCTGATGCACGCACATTCAATGCCATAACTGCTATTCCTTATAATGATGGTTGGAATGTCAACATGTTGGCAACAGCAATTGAAGCAATCAGAAAGAATAATCCAACAATGGTTTTGAGACAGGCAAAGAATTTAGAAGATGTTATTGCATCATTCATTATTCAGAAAGAAGCAAACAGAATCGTCAATCGTGCAATCAAAGAAAACTTTGGAACAGACGGATTAGCATTCAGACTTGATGAAGGTATAAGACTACTTGATGCTGAGTTTCCTTTACCACCAAAAGTGGCAGATGATGGTATAACAGTTCTTGACCCTGCTCCAAGTTATGGTGGCATAAAAGGTTTCAAAGATTCTTATCTAGAGTATCTACAAGGTGAAGTAGCTGACCGAGTTATAGGTCGCGGGTTTGGTTTGAGAACTATGGCCAGTGGGTCAGTGATGAACACTCTTACCAGAAAGCCTAAAATCAGTGCATTTGAAGCACAACTTTTTGATTTCTTATCTAGAACTCAGGGTAACAAAGAAGTTTTATTTAACCGGTTTTTGGATGCAGCAGAAGGTGGATACGTAAATAGTTTGGCATCTTATGTTGAAACTCTTGGTGTGCGTTTCAAGAATGCGGACCCTGCTGCTGAGATGGGTTTGAAGTTGCGTGTCATTGGTGACTCAGACATTGTACGTCCTCTTTCACAGTTTGAGCAAGATGCAATCAATGAGTTCTTAAGAAAGTTTGAAGCAGGTGACAAACAAATCAGTGATAACTTTGCAAAATTACAGAGACAAGAAGGTCTTGGTAGAGTTGGAATCGACATGATGAATTACTATGCCAACGGTTTGAGAAGAACCTTTGTATCTGGACAGTTAGGTGGTAAGTACATGCCAAACATCGCCTATCAGACAGAAAACTTATTGACTGCACCGATAATCGCTTATGTAACAAATCCAAAGTATGTTGTCATGGCACTGAGACAAATACCAGAAACACTGCTCGGACTTACACCTTATCGTAAACTCAGATACATGGCTGCTGCAAAACCAGATGCGATACTACCTGGTACATCATTTACATACAGACAAGTTTACACAGAATTTACAAGAAGAAACTTAGGTGTGAGTAATGCTGGTCTCAACCTTGGTGACTCATTCTATCGTGACTTACAGAAAGAAGCAGCTGGTTGGAATCGATTTACCAGAGGTGTTCCAGGTTATCAAGGATTCATTAGTTCTGTTACAGACCGTGGTTTTTATGAAGGATTTGTTTCGTACGTTAGAAGAGGTATCCAGGATGGTGTAGATGGTGCTGCAGAGATTGGTCGACCATTCAGTCCGACAATGTCTCCATTTATGAAGTGGGCTGATGAAACAGATAGAGCATTTAGAGAAGCAACATTTATCAAAGCACTACAAAATGGTGAGTCACTAGAATCTGCTTCAAAGAGTGCAAGAGAAGTTTTCTTAGACTACGGTATGCTTCCACCTGAAGCGAAACAAGGATTCTTGAAAGCAACATTGTATCTGTCATTTACATTCGCATCTTCAGCTGAGATGTTACGTGCGATGGGTAGTGTTCAAGGTGTACAAAGAGTTGCAGCAATGGCAAACTTCCACAGAAACTTGGCAAGACAGGCAGGAACTTGGTATCATCAAGGTGATGAGACAGCACAGAGTTTGTGGATGGAAGTCGGTGTTGGTGAAGATGAAAAAGGTAGAGACTTTGATTATGTCAACACATACATGCGGTAACCTTACATGAGTAACCTTATCAACAGGGGTAGCCTAATTGGTTTTGGAACAGGTATCGCCAGGTAGAGCAGAAGATGTAGTTGATAGAGCGAAAGAAGGTTTATCACAGGCTGTTTACATTCCGCTGTTAGACTTCGTAAGTGAGTTGGATGTTGATTACAAGAAAGGTGTTCCAGCAAAACAAATCTTCAGAATGAATGAAGGTATTTATGGTAGTCAGTTCTTATCATTACAGCCACAAAACTTCTTTATGGCAATGATGGCTGATGGTGCTGATGCAAACTACTTCTTTGATAGGTATGACATTGAGGTTCGTCCTCTTGATAGACGTGTTCCAGGTTCACCAGACTTTGATGGTTACCAATTCAGATTTAGAAGTTCGAGTGGATACAATACTTATCTGTTCGACCAATTGTTGATGGCAGCTGGTGGTACACAAAGAGGTTTCAATGATTACTATAATGCACTCGTACTTTCAGGAGCTATCGATGTACCTGAAGGATTTAATTTAACTTATCAAGGACCACAAGGACAACCGTCACTTTATCAGGGATTTGAATACTTATTCTTAAAGAAGCGTCCTATTCGTGTTCCAAAAGACATTGAGATAGAGTATCGCGCTTTGAAAGAATCTCAACGTCGGTCTGAAGAGCAACTAAGGAAATTTAAGAAATGAGCAAGAAAGCTAAAGATGCCAAGAAAAGATTGAAGGTCAACAAACCTACACGTTCTTACAAGAAAGGTAAGAAGAAGATGGTTGTTGTTATCGACCCGAAAACAGGTAAAAAGAAGTTGATACATTATGGAGCAAAAGGTTTTGGTCACAACATCAGTAAAGCTGCACGTAAATCCTTCAGAGCACGTCACCGGTGTGACAAGCAGAAAGATAAGACAACAGCAGTTTACTGGGCGTGTAAAGACCTTTGGTCCGCATCATCACCAAAGAAAACTACAGGAACGAAAGGACGTGTAGCAAAAAAGAAACGTAGAACTCGGAGGAAAAAATGAAAGATTGTCAATGTCAATGCCCTTGTTGTAAGGAGGGAAAATGCAAAAGATAAAAGATTGGATGTCCGCCAATAAGGTTTCTGTGACCTTTATGGGTGGAGTAATAGTAATTAGCACAATGTACGGAACATGTTCATACGACCCAACGTCGTCAACGCCAGAGCCACAAGAAGTGCAAGGTGAGGAGTAACAATGCCATACTCAAGCTATAGTCCAAAACAAAAGAAGCTAGCAGCAGTCAGACCACCTCGTAAGAAAATTACAAGAGCTGATTTGAAAGCATTGCAAAAGCGTAGAAAAACAAAGAAAGGAGCGGTGAGGAAGTATGCCACGTCGAAGAAAAACAAAGAAGCGTAAGGCTTTACCAAAGGGTTATTCTGCACCGGCTGGTTCATCCCGTGAACGACTGATTCGTAGAGCTGCAGCGCTTTACAAAGCAGGTAACAAGAAAGCTGCACAAAAATTACGAGAACAAATGGAGGAACGGGAACGTGCCAAAAAAAGCAAAACCAAAAAAGAAAAAAACAAGCGTCGCCGCCGCATTAAGAAAAAAAGCTGAAAAAAGTAAATTCACTGCGGCGCAGTTGAGAAGAGTTTATAATCGAGGTTTGGGTGCCTATACTTCTAGTGGTTCTAGAAAAGGTATGACACCCCATCAGTGGGCTATGGCCCGTGTTAACAGCTTTCTGAGAGGAGGACCTGCTAGAAAAGTAGACATGCCAATGTTCAGAAAGAAGAAAAAATCATCATCAAACAAGAGGAAAAAATAATGCCAAAAGGAATAGGATACGGGAAACCGACAAAGAAAAAGAAGCCAATGAAGAAGAAGCCGATGAAGCGAAAGCCAATGAAGCGCAAGAAGAAGACTACTAAAAAAAAAGTAAGTAAGCTTCTACGCAAGAAATTGACGAAAGCACAAGAGGCTATGTTATCAAAGCATTCTGGACATCACAGTGGAAAGCACATGAGAATGATGCGTAAACTGATGAAAGAAGGAAAGTCATTTGGTGCAGCACATCGTGCAGCAAAGAAAGCGGTAGGCAAGTAAAAAAAATAGGTTATAATAGAAGAACCCTGTGGAGGTAGAAGATGGGTAAATCAGGACATTTTGTTCATAGAGTCGTTGATAGCACAATCGACGTTACATTTGGAACTACGTATGATTCAACTAAAAACATTTTTGTGGAGCTCAATAAGGTTACCGATGGTAATCAGAAGGCCTTGTTACGAAACAAAAAAGTATACAGCGGAAACATACAACTTATCAGACTTAAAGGTACAGTATCAGGTAATCCAACACAAATTACACTCAAAGGTTATGAGGATAGTGGAGGAACGAAGATGCTTATACCACCGAGTTCAGGATTACTTGAATCTGCGGTTTCAGGTGCTACAAAATCTGTTGCATTCAAGGTCGATGTATTCCATTCCTCAAGAGTTGATGACCTATTTTTCTTTGCTAAAACCGACACTGGCACTTTTACAGTTACAGAGGTTCAGGTTAGCTGGTTCGAGTAAGGGAGGTCACAATGTCAGAGATAGCATTTGGTGGACCGTTCATTCCTGTACAAGGGTCAGACTTAGAATCAGAAGACTTGTCAAGTCAAATCGGCTCGAACAATCAAATTTTTACAGTTTCAAAGCCCTTTCAGGAGATACGTATCTTTGTATTCCTAAACGGCCTGTTTCAAGGACCTCCTGGGGGTGCTGAAATAACAATCAATTCAACAACAACTTTTACTATTGCCACGGTGCCGCAGACGGGTGATAATTTATCGGTGATTTTTTCACCACTAGTCAAAATAACATAGGAGACAAATTATGGCTATTCAAATTAGAGGCGTCCAGATTCAGGACGGCAGTATCGCGAGTGGTAAACTTGCAATTTCTGGACAAACATTCGACTTCAGTTCAGGAACTCTTCGTGCTGGAACACCATCTGGCACCACAGACGTAGCAAACAAAGCTTACGTTGATGCACAACTTCCAGATTCATTTGCTGGTGGAGATGGTATCTCTATCACTGATGGTGCAGGAACAGATACTATCGCTGTTGACCTTGCAACCAATCCTGGTTTACAATTCACTTCCAATAAACTGGACTTGAAAGTAAAATCAGAAACTGGTGGTACAATTACCAAAGACGGTGACGGT